GATGAGTACATTTTATGCAGGCACAGGCGTAGGAGGCGGGAGTAGCATTGGGCAAGCCAACACTGCAAACGCATTAGGCACAACCTCAATCGGGAGCGGAAGCGCTATAAATGCAATCCAATCGCAACAGGAAGCGCTGTACCAAGAGTACCTACTACGTCAGCAGTACCAACAACAACAGCAGAAGATGCCAAGTGTGTTAGCCCAACCTTTCGATAAAGACGAGGCGGCGTGGGAGGCAAGTATCTCAACGCTCGTGGACGTGTGGTTAGCTAAATACGGCGACAAGTGGGTCAACGAGGACGAGCTTACGCACGATAAGTTCTTTGCAATAGCGGCAACACGTTTGCTTAAGCTTAACCGTCTAGAGAAGATCAACGTCCCTACAAGCATGCACGCTGTGTATCGTATTGTGGAGTAACAAGTGCAGATCATAGATAACAAAGCAGTACTGTTTAAGACACGCTCACCCACCAAGTACAGCATCATCCCCAAGAGCAGGATCGTAGCCGAGAGCAACGGCGTCTACGAGATGGCGGTGTACTGGGGCGTGGATGAAGCGCGTGTCTTGCGCAACCTAGGTGTTAAGGGCATACAGTCCCCGATCACTGCGCGCTATAACTGGCCCGGCAAACACAAACCGTTTGCGCATCAGGTTGATACGGCATCCTTTCTCACACTACATCGCCGTGCGTTTGTGTTTAACGACCCCGGCACTGGCAAGACGCTCTCTGCTCTGTGGGCGGCTGACTACTTGATGTCGCTGAAGAAGGTGCGGCGCTGTCTCGTGCTGTGCCCACTGTCTATCATGCACGATGCGTGGATGAGTGGTATCGCTAAGAGTGTGATTCATCGCTCTGCAATAGCTGCCCACCACCCGCAAGCTGCGCGGCGTATTGAGATGGTGCAGGGGGACTACGAGTTCGTGATCGTGAACTACGATGGCTTAAACCTTATCGCTGACGAGATTGTGAACGATGGGCGGTTTGATCTAGTCATCGTGGACGAGGCGAACGCGTACAAGAACGTGTCAACAAAGCGATGGAAGACGCTCGCTAAGATTCTTAATCCTGAGACGTTGCTGTGGATGATGACGGGTACACCTGCTTCGCAGTCACCGCTCGATGCGTACGGTCTAGCTAAGCTAGTGAACCCCGCCAAAGTACCGAAGTTCGCTACAGCATGGCGTGACAAAGTGATGAACAAGATCACGATGTTTAAGTGGGCGCCTAAGCTTGGGTCAAGCGAGATGGTGTTCGATGCACTACAACCCGCCATACGCTACACGAAGGAAGAATGTACCGACTTGCCACCTGTGCTTACCGAGACACGTGACGTACCACTCACTCCACAACAGGTTAAGTACTACCGCATCCTCAAGGAACAGATGCTTGTGACTGCGGCGGGTGAGACAATCACAGCGGTGAATGCGGCGGCTAGCGTAAACAAGTTGTTGCAAATCTCCGCAGGGGCGGCGTACACAGACGGTCAAGAAGTTGTTGAGTTCGACTGTGCGCCAAGGCTTAACGTACTGCTCGAGGTGCTAGAGGAGACGAGCCGTAAGGTGCTAGTGTTCGCGCCCTTCCGTCATAGTATTGCCGCGATTCATGCTTATTTGGAAAAACACAACATTCCTTGTGAGTTGATTCACGGTGATGTAAGCGTAGCTAAACGTACTAAGATATTCAAACAGTTTCAAGAAACCCCTGAGCCGCGTGTTCTTGTCATACAGCCTCAAGCAGCATCACACGGTGTCACATTGACTGCGGCTGACACAGTTGTCTTCTATGGTCCAGTAATGTCTGTTGAGACATACACACAGTGTATTGCTCGCTCAGATCGTATCGGACAGGACTCAACGAAAGTAACGGTTATCCACTTGCAGGGTAGCGACATCGAGCGTAAGATGTTTAAGCGCCTCGAAGAGCGTGTGGTTGACCACAACATGTTGTTAAAGCTGTACGAAGAAGTCGTAAAATAATTTTATCGAAAACCCTAGTTTGGGTTGCATACCCACCTTTATTGCTGTAAAGTATTTGACACACCAAGGAGCTTTAAAATGTCAGACCAAATTACCGAAGTAGTTCCTCTCGATAAACTCGCTCGCGTATACCGAAAGATTCGTGACAAGATTCAAGTCATGACCAAGGAGTACGAGACTGCTGTCGAGGAACTCAAGGCTCAACAAGCCGAGATCAAGAATGCGATGAAAGACCAAATGCTTGCACTTGGTAGCTCATCAATCAAGACACCCGAGGGCACAATCATTTTGGCTCAGAAGGTGCGCTACTACACAGACGATTGGGATTCGTTCAAACAATTCGTTGTTGAACACGATGCCCTTGACCTCTTTGAGAAGCGTATCCATCAGACCAACATGGTGTCGTTCTTGGATGACAACCCCGGCGTAGTACCGTCAGGGTTGAATAGTATGACGGAGTACGATGTCTCCGTTCGCAAGCCAACTAAGTAGTCTATATAAACTTTAAGGAAACTTCTATGAATACTCTAGTCACATTTAATCCCGCGCAAACTCCTTCTTTCGCTCGTACAGGCGAGCTATCTACTGTTGCTAAGTCCCTCACGGGCGGCGGCACAGGTAGTAGCGTCAAACGTATTTCGGTCAAGGGCGGTGTATTCCGTTTGATCGCGGGTGGAAAAGAGGTTGCGTCGATTGACGACCGTCATCTGGATGTTGTGATTGTTAATGCTGCTCCCAAAGTTAGCCGTACGTTTTACATGGGACAGTTTGTTGAAGGCGAAGCCAAGGCGCCCGACTGTTGGTCTGCGAACGGTGATACACCTGACGCAAGCATTACCTCACCACAGGCGGCATCTTGTGCGGCATGCCCTCAGAACATCAAAGGCTCAGGTCAAGGCGAAAGCCGTGCTTGCCGATACTCACAACGTCTTGCTGTAGTGTTGGCAAACGATGTTGATGGCGGCGATGTCATGCAGTTAACTCTTGCCGCTACATCGATCTTCGGTAAAGAAGAAGGTGACGACAAGCGACCACTGCAAGCGTACGCCCGTTACTTGGCGGCGCAGAACATCAGCCCTGAGATGGTTGTTACCCGCTTGAAGTTTGATACCAAGGCGGCTGTGCCAAAGCTATTCTTCCAACCTGCACGTTGGCTCGATGATGTTGAGTACGCCGTTGCGATTGAGAAGGGTCAGTCTGAGGATGCCAAGCGCGCTGTCACTATGACGGTAGCGCAAGCCGATAACATCAAGCCCGTACAGATTGAAGGCAAGCGCCCTGCCGCAACTAAACCTGTTGCCAAGGAAGCTGAACCGGTAGCAGAAGTCGAAGAAGTTGACGAGCCTGAAAAGCGCAAAGCTGCGGCTAAGCCCACAGCCGTACCGAAGAAGTCAGGTAGTTTGGCTTCTGTCGTAGCTGATTGGGACGCCGACGACGAGTAAAGCCTTGGGGGAAAGCAGAAACTGTGAGTACCCCATCTAACTACGGAACAACAATGCCATACTCAGACGCAGTAAAGAAAGCAACAGCCGCCGCACCAAAGACGCTAGGCAATCAGCTTGGGCGATGGGCAGTGCACCTAGATTTTCCCGTGACATCGATAGCCAAATACACTGGCGCGACACGGCAGACCGTATACAACTGGTTTAACGGCACGGACGTAACCAATGCGTACAAAGACCGCGTGAAAGCGCTGTTAAACATCCTTCAATCAAGCAGAACAATCGAAGAGGCTTTGAGAAAATGCAATCAACTAATGTAGAGATACCCACCCTGCCACGCATTCTCACCGACCTTGAGCTTGTTCGTTTGGCTGACAGCTACCTGATTACTAATAACGGGCTACCGTTGAATTGGCAAAAGGAATTGATCGAGCGTTTAGCGGCTGCGACAGGGAAGTAACCCAAGGAGAAGTTTATGATGTCGCAGGAATTCCTAGCGACTGTGCTTCCATCTGCGGGTAATTTTTGCGCGGTTGAGCTGAGCACAGCCAAGAAAGAACACGTCTTCACAAAGACGGTAGAAGAAGCGTATGACGCTGCGATGGCGTTTAATGAAAGGGGGTTGGATGCGTACTTTGCGT